GTCAAGAAATACTTTCGCACCAAATTGTACTCTCCATACCATCCTCTGCCTTTTAGCCTGCCGCCGGAGTCCTCATCCGGTCCTCGACCTGGTAATCGTGTTAAGCTAAAGGCTGGTACTGATGGAGTTCCTTTCGCGCGAGTTTACTGTTACCAAGGACGTAAACTTGAATTGACTTCGTATGCTAAGAAGTCTTTTGGCGTAATGATGGCCGACGCAATGGCGGGTCATGAGCCTAAGATGCGAGATGCTGGTTTTACTATGGCTGCTAAAGCTGAACCTAATAATCGTCACGGGCGATATGGGTCGAAAGAGAATTCTGCTGCATTCGATAAGTTTAGATTTTTCACTATCGGATTTATGACCGGATTATGCGCAGAACAACACTTATTCAAGCTCCGCTCTCGTTTGGAAAGAGGTAAAATGATTAAAATAGGCCTTCGTTGGTGGCATGGTGGTGCTCAAAAGTATTACTACCAAATGCAAGGAGATGATCCCTATATGCGTTTTTTTGATGGGGACTTTAAAAACTTTGACATGCGAATCCATCGAATCTTGATGGAATTGTATTGCATTTGCGGTGGAATTTATTTCGATTTCTCGCGGAACCGTCCAGAGGATCGTGCGTACAAGCTTCTTCTTAAAGCTACGATTAAGTGGCTAACTCAACGTCTTACGCATATGTTTGGTGATATATGGAAGATGATCATTGGCTGTATGCCATCAGGCGCATGGGACACTTCCCATGGTGATTCGTGGATTTGTGGGTTTTTATTCTGGCTGTTCTTTGAGCTTCAATTCGAACTTAACCCGCACCGTCGTGTCAACATGAATTATTATTTCGCCAATGGCAAAGTGCATTTTTGCTGTTACGGCGATGACCATAATGGTAGTTCTCACGTGGGTATTGTTGAACTAATTAATGAAACTGCCTTCGCAAAATTTGTTGCTCGAATTTTTGGTATGGAAATCCAAGAAATTCGTAACAATGTTGAATTTCTTTCTGAACCTGATTTTGGTGGTGGTCTACGATCCCGTGGGATGGTGTTTTTGCAGCGTTATTTCATTCGACGCCCCAAACATTTCCCCGATACTACTGCTCATATTTTGCCGTATCGACCAATCACCAAGTA